GATACTTTGAACAAGAATATAAACTTGGCTTTGGCGACGGGGAAATTTAATGTTATTACAAAAATCTAAATTCAATCAAGGTGATATTGTTAGTCTTAAACTTATCACTGGTGAAGAGTTATTGGGCAAGTATGTCAGCGAAGACATGATGGAAATCACATTGTCAAAACCGTTGATGTTGGCTATGACTAAAAATGGTCCAGCAATGACTCCAGCAATGTTAACTGTAGATCCAGAAAAAGACTTCGCTATCTTAAAGAGTGCTGTCATACTCAAAGCACCGACTATCAAAGAAATTGCAGACCAGTATACATACCAGACCACTGGCATTCAGGTAGCATTATAATATTATGCCAGCAGTAGCACAAAAAGATGGCGTAAGCACTGTGTCAGCAACTGATGGCGCACAAGGTAGTCTATGCGCTACTAGGCCCAATAAGTATAATTGGAATACACCTACTACTCAAACTAGCGACAAAGGCAGCGATGATGTGTTTGTTGAGAACATAGGCGTTGTGCGGGATGGTGATGCTATGATAAGTCACGCTGATGGTAATCCTTGCACCATCAGTGCTATCAATCATGCTCCTACATTGAGCACATACAGTCCTAATGTATTTGTTAATGGCAAACTAATTGGTAGGATTGGCGACAAGTATGACAGTGATGGTCACTACAGCCATACTATTTCTTCTGGTGCTGGCACAGTCTTTGCTAACTCATAATGAACAGTTTAGAGAAAGTTTGGGCAAGAGCTACAGGTCATTTAATGGGCCAAACAGACGAAGATCGTCCAGATACACCTATACTTACTTTAAGAGAAGCACGTATGGCGTTGTTCTTAAAGACCTTCTGGGTCATCATACATGTGATAACGTGTTGTTTCATAATTGCAAACACAATTCGTCACTGGTAATAACTAATATAACAACAAGGAGACCATAACATGGCAACAAACAAATATTCAGAATTCACAAAAATCGTAGAAGCAATGGAGTCAGACTTTGAAAAGTTCTATGACAAGGAAGTTGGCGCAGCCGGCACCCGTGTTCGTAAGCATTGTCAAGACCTAGCTAAACTTTGCAAAGAAACTCGTAACGATGTTACAGCAGTTAAGAATGCTCGTAAAGAAGTAAAATAATACTATAAATACTGTATGGCATACAGCGACAAGGTCATCGACCATTACGAAAATCCACGCAATGTAGGATCATTTGAAAAAGATGATCCCACAATAGGAACCGGTATGGTTGGTGCTCCTGCTTGCGGCGATGTTATGAAATTGCAGATAAAGGTAGGACAAGATGGCATTATTACAGATGCACGTTTTAAAACATACGGGTGCGGTAGTGCTATTGCTAGTAGTAGTCTTATTACTGAGTTAGTAAAGGGCATGAGTCTTGATCAAGCATCATCTATCAAAAATAGTGATATCGCTGAAGAACTTGCATTACCTCCAGTTAAAATACATTGTTCAATTCTAGCTGAAGATGCCATTAAGGCAGCAGTAAATGATTACCGTAACCGACATAGCCAGCAAGAAAATCAAGCAACTACTTGAAAGCCGCGGGCAAGGCGTTGGTATTCGGTTGGGCGTGAAAACTACAGGATGTAGTGGTCTAGCTTATACTTTAGAATATGTCGACAGCTACGAATCCGAGACGGGTATTACAAATTATGCCCAACCAGATTTTATAGTATTAGTAGATGCTAAAGCAGATGCATACTTAAAAGGTATGACTGTAGATTGGGTTCGCAATGGACTCAATGAGGGATTCGAATTTAAAAACCCAAATGAACGAGACCGCTGTGGTTGTGGCGAAAGTTTTAGAGTATGACAAAATATTGGAATAGATCCCAAACCAAAGAATGGATTGCACAATTAGAAAATCGTCTAGAAGACCTAGACTACTATCTAAATAGAACAGTCGAGTGGGCTGAAAACAATAACATTGTAGAACAAGAAAAACTCTTTAGTTTGGGATTTGTTACAGTGTTGTGGGTATGCCATATGCGTTCAGAAGATGTGTCTAGACGAGAAGTCTATGAACTACTGGGTGTAGAAGATTGGCAAAACGCAGAAGACTATGTCATGGAATTGGGGGTGCAACTCAGCGACATGGACTACGAGGACATGCTTAATTTGGTTGCAAGAACCTTGTCAAAATAGTAGACAACAATTCATGTTGATGTTACAATATGAATTGTGTGTAACTTTTGATAACATCTATGTCAATGCATTTAGAAGGTCCGTGGTTATCAACCACCGGAAAGAAAAAAGGCAAACAAAAGTTTGCGTCTGCAGAGCAGGCTAAAAAAGCTCGTGAATTAGACGAGTCTTGGAAAGCCATGCAAAAACGCTGGGGAGTCGAAGCAGATGACCGTAAGCGTAAACGAGCCATGAGTGCCGAGCCGTTGAAAGGTTGGTATTCATTGAGTATCCCGGAAGGTCGTAGCACAGCACATATCAAAAGTCTTGGACAAGATAATGGCGTGGCTACACTGCCGCCAGCCAAAATATATACTGGCACTAAAGTCAAAGGTATTGCAACCATGCATAAGAGTAATGCAGTGCCCGTTTTCAGTGATGAAGAAGCCGTAGATATTTCAAAAATGCGTAGATAACTGACTAACTACTAGTTATAACTAATTAACCCAATCAAGTAAAGGAGAAATAATGAAGAATTTCATAAAAATCTTACTTGTATTGATAGGTCTAGCAACAGCAGGATTTATTGGATACAAAGCGATCATGTATAAACTTGATCCAGATAAGCAATTGGTAAAAGGTGCAAATGCCATTACCGCCGAAGTAAGGAACAAGCAGTTAGATTGTCTTGCTAAAAACATTTATTATGAAGCCGGTGGCGAACCTTTTGAAGGCAAAGTAGCAGTGGCACAGGTTACTATCAATAGAGCAGAAAGCGGACAATTCCCAAACGATATCTGCAAAGTAGTTTACCAAAAGAACATAGTCTACGAAAAAGTTTTGTGCCAATTTAGTTGGTATTGTGAAAATGCCAGTGCTATGAAACCAAGAAATGCAGCCATGTTCAAAGAAAGTGAAATGGTTGCTAGACAAGTATTGTTAGAGAACTTTAGACTGCCCAGTTTAAAGTATGCCCTCTACTTTCATGCTACACACATCAATCCAAAATGGAACCGAGAAAAGGTAGCCCAAATTGGTGGACATGTTTTTTACAAATAAAATAGGAAATAGAAATGCAAGTTAATCTAAGAGATTTGGTCAATCTAAACAAAGTAATGAATGACATTAGAGATAACATCAGCCACCTTAGTGCAGAAACTTTGGGCTGGGTTGCGGTCATTTTGATCCATTTGGCAACCGTTCCAACATTGGTAGCAATCCTAACCGGACTAACCGAAAAGTTACCCCCAGTTGATATGGTTGCGCTAATTTGGTTGGGCTTGTTTACATTCTTTGTCCGATCAGTAATTGCCAAAGATTTGTTGAACATTATCACAATTGGGTTTGGATTCTTTGTCCAAGCTATGTTAATGGCACTGATTATTTTTAAATAACCAAAAGCCGTTGACTATCTAAGCCTCTGACAGTATAATACATACTACAGAGGCTTTTTAATTTCACACACACAGAAAGGCAAATATGAGAAACTTTGTAATCGGCACAGTCTTCGGATTGGTTCTTGCCACAGTCGGCTTCAGCGGTATTGCTCGTATGCTAGACAACGGCATAGACACAGTTAAAACACAGTCACAGGAGTTAGCAAAATGAAAAAGTTTATTTTAATCCCCTTAGTTGCGGCACTTACTGCCTGTTCAGGTATGAAGACCATTGAAGAACGCAAAAACTATGCACAGCCAGATTGGTATCAAGAATGCCAGCAAGCAGGTGTTAAAGGTTATTTCTGGTGGAAGAAAGAGTTCGCCTATGCTTGTGGTGGCGGTGAGTCAGCCCACGCACAAGCCGCTGAAGAACAGATGTATGCCATTGCAATGAACAACTTTGCCAAACGCATCAACAGTGAAGTTAACAGCGAAACTAAGATTGATTTCGTCAACGACCGAAAGTCTACTAAAACATCAATTTCGTATGTTGTTAAGAATACAACTATTCGTGAACATATGAAAACAGAAACAGCACATTTTACCATGCAAGGTCGTCATCATACATTTGTTCGTTTAGAAATGCCTAAAACTGTGTTTGAACAATTGATTGCCGAAGCTAAAGCCGCTAAAGGACAATAATGAAATGGTTGTTGCCAGTAGTAGCTGTGGCAATATTGGCGGGTTGTGGCTCTACACCAAAGCCACAACAGACCAGCCAGTTTTGTTACACTAACCAAACAATTGAAACAGTTAACAAAGAAAACGTTACCAGCAAGACTACAGTGAAATGTTCAGATGATCCTGTAGAGCGCATTACTGAAGTTAGAGTGGGCATTGCTGGTAACTGCGGTGAATATGTTTATTGGACTAAAATCGGAGGATACGATGTTCAAAGAAGGGCTATCAGTTGCCAAAAAATGGATGGCAGTTGGCACATT